CAATGGGAAATGTAGTACAGATTAACTGCCTTAAGCAGTTTAGGTAACTCTGATGATGCCAGAGAGTATAAACTCTGGAGGATGCTCAAGCATCTACTTTAAATAGTCGAAACACAAATTACAGATACACTTGAGAATGTATCTGTGTCAGTTACAAACAATTTTATATTTATTACGATGAAAATTACAAGCATTACAAAGAAGAATCAAGCTATGGTAAACAGAGCAGTTAATTGGTTAATTAAGTACAATGAATTTAATGCTCAAAGAGATTTTATCTCTGATAATTTAGAGTGTGAAGAGTATGAATCTAAAGAATGGAAAGCAATCAACAGAAAATGTGAGAATGCATTCGATAAATACTTGGATTATATGAGTGAATTACCCAAGAGAGAACAAGCACAGATTGAGAAATCTGAATTGTATTAAGATTACCCCTCGATTGAGGGGTGTTAGTTACAAACAATTTTAAATATACTACTATGAACAATTTTCAAGATGAGTTAATCAAGAAATTACTAAAAGATTTTCGAGAAGCAGAAGATAGGTACATTTCTTGGATTGGAGAAGAAGATTCTCCATATAAAAAAGAAGCAATGGCTTTCAATCGAGGAGTTATGAGTCAAATTAGAATTGCCTTGTTTGATATACGAGAGATGAATGCTGAATTAACTCAATAATCCATTGCCAATGTCGAGAGACATTGGTAGTCAGTTACAAACCAATTTTTTACTACAATGACAATAGGAATGAAAGCAAGAGTATTATCTCTTGTAAGCGAGTATAGAAATGAGTACAATTCATTTCTTTATCAAATGGATAATCCTACTGAATCTGATAAGGAGGAAGCAAGACTTAAATTAGGATTGAAATACTACTCTAAATTGAGAGAGATACTATCTCCTTTGAATCTTGAATTTGATACAATGTCTCTGATTGGCAACTTAATGTTTGATGAAATACCATCTAAAGATTTAGATGCTATCAAGTTTTTCACAATGCCAACAGAATTTGTTATGGGAAGTCTTGATGAGAATGGAGATTTAGTGTAAAGTAAAATACCAATGTCGAGAGACATCGGTAGTCAGTTACAAACAATTAAATTTACTACTATGAATAAGAATTGGATAATAGAAGATGAATTTGGAAACCATTGCTTTCCTCAAGAATCATTTAAAGATTACGAAGATGGATGGGAATTTTTATATGTGAAATTTCCCGTAATATATTTTGAAGATGGCACACAAGATGACCAAGAAGAAGAACTTGATTCTTACTTTGTTGTGCATAAAAACAGAGGGTAACTCCTCTGTGTTAGTTACAAACAATTAAATTTACTACTATGATTACAAGTTATTTTATTGATAATGAAGGTACAATGCATACATTCATTGGCGAAAAAAAGCACATCACTTTCTCGAATGTTGATAGCATATATCACGCAGAGATGTTAATCGAGGAAGAGAATCGAAGACTATTAATCGAATCGTTTAATCTAACAAATCTTTAAGCTATGCTACTTTACATCCTTGAAATTATTATTATTCTTTCAATCTTTGGTACATTCTTCTACTTTATGGAGAAGTTCATCATTGAAGGTAATGAAACAAATCACAAAGGTTATTGCTACCATTGTGAAGAGCAAAAAACTGATATTAATTACGACTATTGTTGTAAAGAATGCGAAGATGCTGAAATTAGGTTTAATGAATTAGACAATTAAAAATACCCCTCATACGAGGGGTGTCAGTTACAAATTAAATTTATACTACTATGAATGATTATTACACAGATGCTTTATCCAAGTTAAAATCTGCATCCAAGAGAAAGGAATTTCTTAATAAGGAGATGGATAAGGTAGAGAATGCTCTTGGAGATATCCTTTGGGCATTAGATATGAACGGATGGTTACTTGGAGAACGAGTAACAGAAGATGATGCCATATCTCTTGAGGAAGAGTTAGAGCATATCAAATCACTTTACAACTCTCTGTAGATAGAGAGTGTCAGTTACAAACCAAAATTATACTACTATGAATGATAATGATTTACAAGGATTCGCAAGTTTTATTGACTCACTTTACGACAGACCAAACGATGATGCAAGGGATGACAATCATACCAAGCAATGTAAGTGGTGTGAAGAGGATATGCCAATCGAGAAATCTGGAAGGTTTTGCAGTAAATTCTGCACATCTGAATACTATGGAGAAGACTTTAATGAGCCAATCTTATGATTGGTGTCAGTTACGAACAATTAAAACTACGATTATGGGTTATAATACCGAATGGAATGGAGTACTTACAACAAGTAGACCATTCACAGAAATTGAATTAGATACTTGGAATGAAATGACTCGAGAAAGGCACGATAGTCAATATGGCTATGATGACCAAAGAAGAGAATTTCCTTCGATATGGTGTAATTTTGAAATCAGTAACCACGACAACAAAGGTTTGTTTTCTTGGGATGAAACCGAGAAGACATACGAAGGTATCGGATGGATAAAACACTTTCTCAAGTTTCTAATCGAGTGTAGTAAGGAAACTCCTATCTACGCAGAAGGGATTATGTATTGGCAAGGAGATGATTCTGAAGATACTGGATATGTTTCAGTAGAAAAGAATAGAATCAGAACTTTCGAGGGTACTATCGAGTACCACGAAGTCTCTTGTGAGTATATCCTTCAGCCAACAAATGTGTAATGCATTTACCCTCTTACGAGGGGTCAGTTACAAATTTTAAATATACTACTATGAACAAAGTTATGATACCACAAGATGTGTGGTGCGAAAGGTTACAATCAGAAATTGACAATAGCAACGGCAGATTCTTCTCCGTTACATTTATCAAGAAGGATGGCACGACTCGAAAGATGGTGTGTCGTACGGGAGTAACCAAAGGTTTGCAAGGTGGCGAACTGAAGTATGATGCAAGAGCAAGAAAGAATGCTATTGTATGGGATACCAAAGTGAAAGGATACCGAACAATACCTTTGAAACGATTGATTGATATGAGAATCAACGGAACTGAATTTACTAACACTTTATTGCCTTTTTAAGATGAAGAAGTTAATTATTGCAACACTTGTTATTGCTACTACTATGGTAGCTTGTTCATCTCCTAAACAACTTACTGCAAATGGCTACACCAAGTCAAAGTGTAAGTTAAAGAGATAGAATATAGAGGGGAAACCCTCTGTCAGTTACAAATCAAATTTATTATTATGAAAACTACAAATGAAATTCAAAAGCAACTTGAAAGAAAGTCTGATGACTATTTAGAAGCGAAAGCAGAAGAGATAGTAAAAATCATCAAAGACATTCAAGAAGAGTGTAATGGTAGAGGAATGAATTACGATTACATTACAAATTGGAGTGAATGGTGCAATACTGCTGGACACGATGATGATAAACGAAATACTTTAAAAAGGTTTATCGAATGGAGTGGTCTTAAGCATAAGTTACACAGAGAACTTCAAATGAACTTCAAGGAAAAATTAGTTAGTAAACACACTAAAGAATTACTTTCCAAGTTAGAGATGTTCTAATAAATAAGAGGGGTGGTGAAGCCATCCCTCTTTATTACTAAATTATTTTGTCAGTTACAAATTTAAAAACTACAATTATGAAAGAATTAAAGAGAGATGAGATGATGCAATGGATATTGGATGTATTGACTCAAGAGAACAATGACAGAATATTCGTTGGAACATCTGAAGATTTCAATGGCTCTGAAGGAGGTATACACTTGTGTGGAGAATCTATGGATGAGTACAAGGGTGAGGTGATCTACGATTACTACTCTGAAGACTATGTGAATAGAGAATTTGGGGTACTCAATAAGTGGGAGAAAGAACTTAAGAAGAGAGGGTGGTACTCTGAATGGTACGATGCTGGTACAATAAGTTTGTACACAATTTAGAAGGAGGGCATCTATAGTAACTAAACTACATTTCCCATTATGTCAAAGAATAATTTGGATATAAACAAATTATACTATATATTTGCACAAGATATGAAAATAAGGTGTGTAATGAGTGGCGTATGCCGTACACACTTAATAAGAGAGAAATCATTTGCGATACCAATCTCTTACCTTATTTCCTAAAACAAGTGAGAGTCGTAAATAGTCAGTCGGCAAAAGACTCCATCAGCCGAGATGGATACTGCAGAACACGACTCTCCTTTTTATACTTGTTTGTAACGAGGGGATGGTAATGCGTACTTTAGAGGGCTTCGCAACCCTCCATCCCACTAACCAACTAAATTAAATTATTATGTCAAACAGAATTAAAGTGAAGAAAGACCTACTCGACAGAGTCGAAGATGGGTTAGATTATTTTTTAGGTTTCCGTATGGAAGAACTCAAGTCAGATGATAGGTACTACCTTGAAGCTATGTTTGAGTATATGGAATACTTGGAGAAGAAAGTTAATGAATTAACTAAAACTAAATAACTATGCCTAATCACGTTTATCACAACATTTCTATTGGTAGTGAGATTACCAAAGAAAGACAAGAGATTTTAGATGCTATTGAAGAATTGGGATGTATCTGTAGATACTACAATCCAATGCCTAAAGAACTTGAAGGAACTACATCTCCACAAAGAATTGGAGATACAGAGAACTGCACTATTACAGAAGCAAAGTCTGCCGAACTTAAACACAAGTACGGACACGACAATTGGTACGATTGGTGCAATGATAATTGGGGTACAAAGTGGGGATGCTACGAATTTGAGAAAGATGATGACCAACTTCGTTTTACTACTGCTTGGTCTCCAATGGATGAACTAATCATCAAGCAAATGGCTCAAGACTTTCCTAATATGTTTTGGACTTTCGAGGAAGAGACAGGATGGGGGGCTGAAATATCCATTGAAGGAGGAGACTTTATAGATGTTGTACAATATGATGAACCTACTTGGAGTGGAGAAGAAGAAATAGATTGTGGAGGAAGACTTCCAACAACACTAACTAAATTAGCACACCATCATCCAAACTTTGATGATGGCATCGGATGGTATGTCGATTGGAGCAAGGAATTTGCTGGAAAAACATTAGAAGAAGCTAAGGAATATGTTCTTAAAAACTGCTATCTATGAAAAGGAGTATAAGAAAAATCATATTATGGCGTAAAGTATTAATGGAGAAACTCAAGCCGTTCCCCAACAAACGATTAATACAAAAACTACAACAATTAATAGATAAGTTATGAATATATCAGATGCTATTACATTAATAGTGTGCATACTTGGTATTGCGTACACTTCTTTATATCTTTACTTTGACTATAGAGTACAAGTAAGACAGAAAGAATTTGAAGAACGAGTAGATAATTTTAAAAAAAATGAAGATGAACAGAAATAGTAGTAACAATACCTACACAAATGTTGTGAAGGATGAAACCAAAATTAAAGAAAACTTAGCAAGATTTCTTCATTCGTTGGGGTACTCTAAAGAGGGTATCGCAACGATGATGGAACTAAGTATAAGTAGAATTAACGAATATTTAAAGTAAGATGAAAAAAACAGATGAACTAATTAAGGAGGTAGCAAGAGAAGTAGTAATGTTGCTACTTGAAAAGAACAAAGCATATGGCGATACTGCCAATGATCCTCCAAAAATATTTTCAAAGCTTTCAGCGAAGGAAGGAATACTTGCACGAATAGATGATAAGCTAAGTAGAATCAAGACAATGGGACTCAACGATAAAACAGAGGATACAATGTTAGATCTAATTGGCTACCTCATACTATATAGGGTGCAATGCAGAAAGGAAGAAAATAAAAAAGTATAAACAAGTCTTGCTAAAGTTATATTAAAATTGTACATTAGCAGACTAATCAAATTTAATTAAATGAAAAAGGAAATATTCGATAAATATGCATTGGCTATTGCTAAGCAATTCCATTTATCTCTTGATCAAATGTTTGATAAAACACGAAGAAGAGATTGTGTAGATGCCAGGCAAATGCTTTACTATCTGTGTATGGAAAGACCTATTAGAATATCTTATATTCAGAGGTTTATGGAGGAGAATGGGCATTCAGTTACCCATTCAACTATCATACATGGATACAAGAAAGCTAAGGAACTGATAGATAGTGATACTGACTTCAAGGAACTAATATCAGACATTACAAATGCATAGTCTTACAGATTTATACAACGAAGCTTCTGATGATTTGGGCACCATACAAACCATTGACTACCACAAGGAATCATTTATTAAGTTAGGAGTAATGCTTAACAAGTATCCTAACAAAATTGAACTTATCAATACCACTAAAGGTGGAGATTACTTCAAAGAATTTACAGATGAGGAACTGATTGTTCTTACAAAGAATGGTTGGAAGAGAGGAGTCATACTACTTTCTATGATGAACTACAAAAGAAAGCTTCTTATGATTGAAAACAGAATACAAGATGAGATGAATACTCGAAAGAATGATAAGTACATCAAGAGTCTTAAAATATCAAGAGAGAAAACACTTAAAAAGTATTCTGCAAAACAAAAATTATTAAACAAATTAGATAAAAATGGATAAAAATTATTTTAAAAAGTTATCTTCTATTGAAATTAAAGATTTAATAGAGAAGAAAGGAAAGTTTAGCTACTTGTCTTGGGCAAGTGCTTGGAGTTTAATTAAAGAGCAATACCCTACTGCTCAAAGAATTGTTTACGAAAGTGAGCATACTGGATTGAACTTTTTTAGTGATGGAACTACGGCTTATGTAAAGGTAGGAATTGTTATTGATGCCATTGAACATATTGATTATCTTCCAATTATGGATTACAGAAATCAATCTATTAAGTTGGATAAGATTACATCAATGGATGTCAATACTGCAATTCAAAGGTCTACTGCTAAAGCTATAGCTATGCACGGATTAGGATTAAGTTTGTGGATAGGCGAAGACCTCAACAAAACTATATCGGAGCCAACTCCAGTGAAAGCTAAGTCAAAAGCTAAGTCAAAGACTCTAAAAACAATAGAATTGAACATAGATGATTCTAACTGGAATAAGGTTATCAAGTATATAGTAGATAATAAAGAGTTAGGCTTACCTAAAATTGTCAAGAACCTTGAGGTTAAATATAACATTAAGGCATCTGTTAAGAAAGAACTTTCAAAACACATATAATGAAAGAGCATTTAGAAAAGCTACGGCTTGATGAACATTATTATGGAGAGTATGGAAGGCAATGGCTTTCCAACTCTGACATAATAACTTTACTTAACAACCCAAAAGAATTTGGGGGTCAGAAGGAGATGACAAAGGCAATGCTAATAGGAAGATACTTCCATACTGCAATGCTTGAGCCACACAAGGTTCATACAGATGAATACAACTGCGTAGATGTTTCAAGTAGAAACACCAA